CAGATCGTGCGCATAAGCCGAACGTTTGTTCAGGGGGTCCAGCCTGCTGACCCGGCGATGCAACTCGTCGCGGTCATCTTCTGCTGAAAGAATAATAGCTGCGCCGTGATGCGCAACCAAGCCACCGAATGCACTTTGCATACCTTCGCCCGAGGCGACCTTCATGGCTAGGTCAAGCGTCATCATGCCTTTACCACTGTCACCCGCTGCTGCAAACACGACTGGTACGCCGAGCGGAATGGTATCACCAATAAGAAACTGCTGCTCTGGTGCCCGACCTTCGAACTGCGCACTGGCGAGTAGACTAGGGTTTTTGAGCGAGAGAGCTTTTTTAACCTTGTGAACTGGAGCGTTCAGGAACTTCGCAATGTCGAAACCTTCGTCAATTGCGTCTGCTGCGTCCCACTTTTTAGGTTTACCCTTGGGCGGCACGAGCATTGTAATTGATTTTGCACCTGCGTTCTGGGCTAACTCTTGAATAATCTTTGCTAGTTTTGCACCCGCTTCGTCATTGTCAGGCCAGATGATTAACTCTTTTCCCTGCAACGGAGAGAAGTCGAACTTGTCTTTTGTCTTTTGGGAAAGCATCCCTGCACCGCCAATGGTACATGTTGCTGTGTATCCCATCTTTGTTAGTTCATCAGCGCACTTTTCACCTTCAACCCAAATGACGCGATCTGATTGTGCGATGTCAGGCAGGTTATAAAGAGGGCGTGTTTCAGGAAGACGAGGAAACTGGCGAAACTCTTTTTTCGCATTGCCATCGCTATCCCGAACAATCTCCCCCGCTGGGGTGCGTTCGATATATCTTCGCACTGTGACGAGGATTTCGCCATCTTCTGAGAGATACAGGTACTCACCATCATGCGGCGTGTTTACATCAATTACCCGGCGCTGCTTAACTTGTTCGGGTTGTGCAACCGGAAACTGCTGGGCGAGGCTGGGGTTAATAGGATTCATAGGTGGAGCAGGACGGTCTTGCTCTAGGTAAGAAGAGAAATGCTCTGCTACATCTGGAACTTTCCAGTTGTTTGCCCTCATTAAGATTTTTGTGATCCCACCGATACCTTCGCCCGTATTAAAGTCCATGCCACGCATGAAATTTGGACTCATGGGATCAATGTCGATCTTTAATGATTGCCCTGCTTCGCCATCCAATGAGCCTAGATAGAACTCATTTCTGATTACTTTACCGTTAGGAAATGCGTTTTTTAACGCTTCGATCTGCACATATGACGGCACCTTTTCCGAAATTTCTGCGACTAAATCTTTTCCGTTACTACCATATCCTGTGTTGCCAACTACCCTTAATGACATTATATTGTCCTCATACCCATAAAACACTTCTTGGTGGGGCTAGTTCTAGGACTGGCCCCTTCTTTTTATTCACCTTTCCAGCAAGTCTCCCGATACTCGCAGAACTTACAAAGAAAGAAGTCTTTGCTTTGTGCGACTCTTGGTAGGATGTCACCTGCCTTGGAAGCCGTCAAGATATTTACGGCCTTGTCGCTTGCCTTCTGAGCCAACTCCTTATCATAAGGAACTAACTCGTAATACACTTCGGATGTATTTTTATTCACCACAGTAAACAGCGCAGGGTTCTCACTTAACTCCATGTATGTCTGGTAAAGTGCGATCTGCGTTGCATATGTGGGGTTTGCCTTCGCTACGCCATGCCGAACAAAAGCCTGAAACTTTTTGTCATTAGCTGACTTATTTTCCCATAACGCTGGGTATCCCATTTGCACAGGACCAGCGCATATCACGCCGTCGATGTGGCCTTTGATCTGATCATCAGCGATGGAGAAGCCAAATTGTTCGCCTTGTTTATCTTCTGTGCGCAGGTCAAAGCCAGCATCTCTAAGCCATTTGGCTGCATAATCTTCGATCTCGTGACCGAACTGAAAGATGCGTAACGTCTGTGCGCTGAACTCTGACCCCTCATCTTGTGGGTAGTTCATAAAGCGATACTGTATCTTGCGACTGCATTCATCACCGATACTAGATGCGCCAAGATACTTTCGACGTTCACGCTTCTGTTCGTTGCGCAGGATTGCTTCGTCTACTGCTGCCTTTATTGCTTCTGCTGTAGGATCAGAAGGGGATGCTTGTAGATGGGAAGCTGCCCGTTGACTTAAAGTACTTTTGTTCAAGTTCAGCAACGCTAATCTCCTGTGATAACTTTTCTGCTTCTTGTAGTCCAAAGATCAAAACGTGTACCTGATCCTCTGATAGATCGGAAAACTTGGTATCCCAACCAAACTTTCCCAATATAAATGCCAATTCTTCTATTGGCTTTGTTAATGGTGGCATGCTCAATGCATTGTCTCCTCTCCTGCTCCGTCTATAATTAAGTCCATTATTTCGTTTAATTCTTCTCTAGGGACTTCTGTATTTTTGTATTGCATCATCAAAACTGTTGATTCGTTTATGATAATATCGGCTGTCCCGAACAATACTTCGCCTTCCTCATTTTCTTGGAACTCTTCGTGAACGATTTCATTTACCTTTTCGGTAATTTCTTCGATGTCATGTAAGTCCTTGCAAAAGCACATATAATCGTATTCCTCGGTGTATAGTTCGTGTTCGTCACTTCTCTTGGCTATTGATAGAACGAGTTCAAACCTTGGCATCGCCGATATCCTCTCCGTTGTTATGTCTTAACCATAACGCTAAATCGGCAAGAATATACTTAAATTCTGATGGGTCTATTTTGGCGACCAGTTCGCCATCGTACCAAATCTTGAGTCCGTCATCATAAACAGCCCAACGTGTCTTTACGTCTTTCATAGATATTTCTCCACTGCATATTCGATTGTGCCTCGGTTCCACATGAAACTAAGCATGCAAGCGGCTTTATACTTTGTCCATGAAAAGTCCATGAACCCCACTTCGATGCCCTGTCTTCGCAGATGCTCAATCTGTTTCTCTGTGGCTCTTTGATCAAGCCATCTCTTTGTTTTCTTTGCTGCGCCACTGTCTTCGATTTCACGCAGAAAGTCGTCGGCTGCCGCTGTAGCCTGTGCGCTACCGCCTACTGCTAGGACGCGCAGCTTATTCTTGCCATGTCTGCCGAACGCAACACTTAACTCTGCAGTATTTGCGACACCGACGAAACCTTCGAATCCCATAGCCATGCGCAGGCTTGCGTCACCAAATAAGTCGATCCAACGGAACGGTGACATTTGCATAAGATCGTATTCGGTCATGGTAAACCGAACAAGTTCTTCTTTCTCTTCTGATTCCGATACAATTTCTGTACCGCAGATAGGGCAGACCTGCGCTCCCATTGGGATTTCGCTTTCGCACTCTGCACAAATCTTTGTAGGTGCTTCTCCCTTTTCGCGATCATCTAGGTTCACTGCGTCTTCAAGTGAGCCATGCGTTAGAACGCTTGTGCCAAAGTCTAGCACAACACAGTCTGTCTTTACCGTGTCAGGAAACTCTTCTGGATCGACTGTGCGTAGCCCACGCCCAATCATCTGTACCATTGTGCCCTTCTGAGAACAGGGGCGTGTTAGGACAACGCACGATACTGGTGGCGCGTCGAAACCCTCTGTCAGCACTGCTACGTTGACCACAACCTGCACATCACCGTGCGCTAGATCATGTAGAATCTGTGCGCGTTCGGGCTTTGGCGTTTCGCCTGTCACGATGTCAGCGTTGACCCCTTCAAGTAGGAACTCTGCCAGTAGGTCTTCTGCGTGTTTGACTGTGCTGCAGAACACAACGGTCTTGCGGTCTTCTGCATGGTTCAGCCATTCTTCGACAACCTTCTGGTTAATCACCTTGCGGTTCATAATCGCTTCGACTTCATCCATGTCAAAGTCGTTGCCCTTGCGCGTGACTTTATCCAGTTGGTCTTTGACCCCGCAATCAATCACATAGGTTCTTGGCGCAACAAGAAAGCCCTCTCGGATTAAAGTCGTGATTTCAATCTGGTGTGAGCAATTGCTGAATACGTTACGCAGTCCTTTGCCATCGCCACGGTTAGGCGTAGCTGTGAAGCCCACGATTTCTGCATCAGGGTTATCTTCCTTAACTGCGTCGATAACCCGAACATATGTATCTGCTGCAGCGTGGTGGCTCTCGTCCACGACGACCATATCGAATACAGGGCGATCCCGTAGATTGCGTTCGCGTGAAATTGTTTGCACCATAGAGAACACGGCACTACCGTCCCAGTTTTTCATGGTGCCGTTTACGATGCTTGTTGTGATGTACGGGTTGATGCGCTCGAACTTGGATTTGTTTTGATCAACAAGTTCATCTCTGTGCTGCATCACGAGAATCTTTTTACCATCTTCGAATCTACGCCCAATGAGAGCGGACATCATAATGGTCTTACCTGCGCCTGTGGGGGCGACTACGATTGTATTGCTGTGCTTGTCGAGTGCTTTACATGCATCATCGACAGCCGCCTCTTGATAGGGGCGCAGTAACATGTTGGGACTCCATTTGATCTAGAAAGTGAGGGGGTATTTGGCCCACGGCCCCCTTTCCGTGGTCTAGCAGGTGCGGAGTGACCTGTGCCGCTAGATATTACCGATTAGCCCAACTTGGTGCTGCACCTGTTGCCTGTGGTTGAGGCGTTGGTGCTTGCGCTGCCGCTGCAGGTGTCTGCATGACTGGTGCTTGACCAGATGGTATAAAATCCTTTTGATTCGGCGTAAGGGCTGCTGTTAGCTTGTTGCTATCAGAGTAGCCATTGTTGCCTTTCTTGATGCCAACTTTAGCGCAAATCTCCATTCCATTCAAGTCCATGACACCTGAGATGTTTCGACGCTGCTGCGCCTCTGGTGACATGTCGCTTGGATCAAGACTATTTGCGCTTTCGATGATTTGACGCAATGTCTGCAAACCAATCTCTTTGGCCTGTGGGATACCGCTCTGGCCCATCTTGTCGCCATCGACAAAGATGCGATCCCAGAACTTACGGCGATCATGTTCGCCGCCCACGATTGTGAACTCTAGTTCCATCCACTTGGCTTTTGATGATTGTGATTGCTTGAACCACTGACCTGCGCCGAACTCTTGAAGTTCGATGTCGCCCATCTTAACGACGATTACGGCACGGCATACTGTACCTGCAGGGATTAGAGTGCGCTCCATTTGTGGTGCGTCTGATACGGGTGCATTATTTAGATTAAGCATTTGCGATTTCTCCTTCGCTAGAATTTTGAGCATTTGGATCAACAAAGTCCAAAGGACGCTCTGATTGCAATGGGCCTGTTGACATCTTTGCCATCAGTTTACCCAAGTGCGGTTCTTCCAATGTGTCGAGCCTACCAGACCGATCCTTGGCAGGGTAGCCCCATTCGTTTAGGGCACCGCAGACGAAGGCACGAAACGGTCCATTATCTCCCCCGAGAACAGCCATCGTGATCACTTCGTCTACGATTCCCGGCAATTCGCGTCCAGTCTTACTCCCCTCGATCTGGAGTGCGTATTGCTTTCTGCCATAATCATCGGTAACTTCGTCTAGGATGCCGACGAAAATGACATTCTTTTCGCGAATATGCTGCAAGTGTGTAAGCCATGCCATCATTTCGCGACCGTGCATGCCATAGGCCGCACGAGTGTCCAACTTGCCAGTCCTATCGGATCGTGCTTCTGGCTGTTGTTGGCACCACTGAAAACATAGGCGACCTGCGACTGTGATTGAGTCAACAAAGATCGTGCTGAACTTCGCCATAATCTCTTGAGGATCGCCATATGTTTGCACAACGTAATCGTAATGTGCTTGGCTATATGGCTGATCCTCTGACAATGATGGGTTTGGCCCACCAATGTAGCATGCAAAGTCACGGCATTCTGCCCATGTTTGAGGACGGATAACGTCGATGGGGTATCCTTCGATAGCCGCATCACCCGCTTCTAAGTCCATAAAGAGTGTTGTGTTTGGCTCTAATGTACGAGCCAATGTTGTTTTGCCTACGCCGCTTGCGCCACATACAACGATCTTATGACCGCGCTTTTCTGCAAGACGCTGTTCGGCTGTGATAATTTGTAAACCCATTAGTCCACCTCTTCGATTGTGAAACCACCAACCTCTACCGTGCGGCAAGGCTCCAATACTTCTTTGATTGAAGGTGGTGCTGTTGTGTACTTACGCTCTTCTACTGCGAGTGTAAGTTTGCCATAATGACGAGCTTCGTTCTCAGGCATTTCCTGCAATGCTCTGCCAAGTTCGTCTTGATCCCACGTAACTTTCTTGCGGACAACAGCTTTGAGTTTTCTGTTGCCTGCCACGATGTACGTGGTGCCAAAGTCTTTGCCATCTGCGCGTAATGCGTCACGCGCTACAGATAGCCACATATCTGAGATTTGTTCTTCAACGTCTTTTAACTCTGCACGTAGCTCGGCTACGATGACTTTGAGTTCATCTCGACGTTCGAACAGTTCATTACTGTCCATGTCAGTCTCCGCGTTAAATTTTTCTAGAGACTTAGACTTAGTAAAGTATGGGATTTATGTCAACTACTTTTTTTGGAAAGATAGATTTCGATGTTGTGAACGGCCTTCATCAACTTCTTTTTTAGTTTAAATTCAGGAGTTTCCACGCCCTTGGCATCTTCGACAATATGCTCCCAGTTGCCTTCAGCGTCTTCTTTATCGTACCTAAAATCCGCAACGTAGGTGCAAATCTTTTGGCTGTTGACTGTGATTAAGAAGCGTGGCTGCAGTTCGAGATTCTGCACACGACCCGCCTTTTCGAGAGACTTTAGATATAAGTACCGCTGCGATTCCCACTTGGAATCAAATGTAATCCCATCGACCACTGTCTTTTTGTTGCCGTACTTCGACCTTGACCTTTTAAGTTTGGGATTATATGTTGGTTTTGAGTACATTATGGGAGTTATGCTAGTGCCTAAACCATCGAAATACAAGTCTATAGGTGTCAGCACAGACACTTATGAGAAAATAGTTCAAATGGCGGAGAAAGAACGCCGCAACATTTCGCAGCAATTGTCGCTGCTTGTTGACCGTGAGTATGAATCTTACGGCATGACACGACAGTCCGCCCCTGCTCGTGTTATCACAGGCGGACTATCCGCAATCATTGAAGACTAAAGAAGCCCTGCGCTTCCAAGACCCCCTAGTAGCGTAGCGGCTACATAGGGGTTTCTTTTTGCACGTTCACGCAAGCTCTGCTGCTGCTGAAGAATGCGCGGGTCTATTGTTCGGGTTATCTGCATATCTCCTGCAGTTACCGGGGGAAGTACTTGTGGAACAGTTGCTCGGCTTGTGCGTGGCTGCTCCGGGGGAGTTCCACGAACCTGCTGGGGAGAAGTGAGTAACTGACCCAAGCCCTGACGAGTTGCTACCTGACCACGATTAATCGCTCCAAGTGTAGCACCTACGCCTTTTACGGCCCCTGCTGCCCGTTGCGTTAATGGTACACCTTCACCAGTAACTTGTGCTGCTGATTCATTCAGTGCTTGCGTTAGGCTTTGTGCCGCTGCCTGTGGGCTTGTGCGACCCGCCTTAACTTCTAGCGCACGGCGCATAACTGTTGGGTTGTTCATCATATAGTTCAACACACGGAAGCGACCCGCTTTGGGGATGTTCTTCATTGGGTTTGTGAACTGACCTGTACGAATAGCGTCTGCAGCTAGTGAGCCTGCGCCTCTTGCTCCTGTGTCACGCAAGAAAACAAGATCATCTGCTAATTGTTTGATGTCTTTGACTGCCTGCTCTCCAAGAACCTTGTTCAGCATTTCTGGCTTGTAAGAGTCCAGCGCGTTACGAAGAGAGTAAGCTGCCTTCTCGTTAATGAAGATATCTTCGTCTACAGAACCAAGAATATCATTAACAATTGTTCGTCTTATTGTGTCTTGAGCTTCCGGGCTGTCATCAAAGAACTTCAAGATGCGGTTCATTTGCGCACGGGTCATGTTGCGATTTGTGATCGCCGCTGCTGCTTCTTCTGGGTCTAGGTTGCCAGAGTTCAAACGGCGCAAGATGCTAGATTGAGATGCTTCTTCTAGCCCGACCTGTGCATCACGAACGCTACGCAGTGTTTGAACAATGCCTGCGTCTGGGTTCTGAGCCACGATGCGCTGTAGCGTTGCGTCATCAATCTTTTTAACGCCACCGTAAGCCAATGATTTTGCTAGGTTTTGAACCTCACCCCACTGATCACCGAACAATAGCTTACCAGTTTTGTCTTTGTTCATACGTTTGATTTTACCGTAGAACTGAACACCGTTAAACTTCGTTGGGTCTGCAAAGTCTTTGTTAGAATCAAGCAGTGCTTCGTCAAGATAACGCTTTGCTAGGTCTTGCCGAACCATATCTTGTCTTTGTTTTCCTGTTTCTATAATCCTTCCAGATGCATCTTTTATATCTTTATTAGCTGCAGCTAACGCAGCTTCAATTCGCGCTGGGCTTTGAATGATTTTGTCGTAGTTGCGACCAACTTCCAGCTTAACGTTCACTCCCGGTTCGCCAAGATTCCGAACAATTCCTAAGTTCTCTAGGCGATTAAACATGCGCATCTCTGCGCGATATGCTTTGTTTGCATCTTGCAACAAGCTCATAGCTGTACGCATTTTAGATGCATTACCAGAGCCACCAATGCCAGTTAGCTTGACGTTCCCACTCAGCATATTGTCAACGTTGTTGCGCAGATCGACCAAAAGACGGCGAGGCGTAGTATCTGAGATACTTAGGCGTGGGTCCATCAAAGTATCTTGAATGTTTTTACGCAGCGCACGAAGACCGTTGAATGAAGTAAATCCTACTTCTGATCCTTTGTTCACAAGATCGTTAATCTGTGCGCCAATCGCAGTAAACTCATCAGGTGCCGTAGATGCTGCACCACCGTACCTGCTATCAATCACATCATCAAAGCGTGTTTTTAGCGCACGAATGTCAAAGACTGGAAGTTCCCCACCTTCAACCTGAACTGTTCTACCATTTATTGTGATAGGGCCAGTGATTTCTGCAAGTTTGTCATCAACAGCCTTGTAGCTAGTATTTGCGCCTTTCGCGAACTCATCATAGTTATACATGAGAACATCAAGCACAGCGTCATCAATCTCAGTACCCTCTTTCGTTGACTTTGTAAGAAGGGAGATTGTCTCATCAATCGCTTTCATATGCGCTTCTTGGGCATCATCTAACGCACGTTGCAACTGATTTGCCTTGTTTGGTGCGGAATCAGCAATGACTTTCGCAAGATCATCAGTGGTTGCGCCTGCGACAATCTGTCCAGATTCATCCATGATGCCTGCTTCCTTCAATAGTTTTTCCTTTTTGTTAAGGGCAAAAACTACGTTCTGAACTGCACGTTTTTCTTTTCCTGAGATTGCTTCTGCGATTTGAGATGCACGAGATACCGCTGCAGGCATACCCGCTGCTTCATAGCTTGGCATACCGCCCTCATCCATGATCCGCAGGGCTTGTTCAGCTTGTGCCTGACCTAACTGACGTTCACCTTGACCTGCCGCACGAGCAACGGCACTTGCGCCTTTGCCTGCGCCTTGAATAAGCGCACGGCCTGCTTTGAAAGTACCCATCGTAACAAGGTCAATACTACCTGCCAAGGCACCTTCGATAGCTGCTTGCTTGGCAACTTCAGTGCCAGTTTGCTTCTGCAGTCCAAGAATGTTTTCTAGACCTTCTTCAAGAAGCTGACCGCCTGCTGCACCTACACCCGCGCCAACTGCACCACCGATAAGAGTTGGCGCACCTATGATACCACCGATGATAGAGCCGATTGTTTCAGGAGCTAGACCCGCAACGTCTGCAAGGTCACGACCAAGACGGAAGCCCTCTTCTTCAATGATAAGGTTCTTCTCAATTGGTTCGTAGCCTAGCTTTGCCTGACCTTCAGGGGTCAATGCCAAGCGACCTTTAGAATCTTTAGTAAAACCAGACTCACCAACCTTTTGACGCAGTAGGTTTTCTTTTTCTTGTGGCGTTTCCATGAAAGAAAGAGCCGCACGAATGCCACCCTTTGCACCAGTGGTATAATCAAAGTTACCTAAGTCTTTACCAGTGGATGATGAACTTAACTCTTCAAAAGACTTCGGACGCGCCATGCCTAAAGAACTACCGCGAGACTGAGAAGCACGAAGTTGCCTTAACTCTTCAAGAGGCGTTAAAGACTTTTCTTGAGACTTTCGGATAGCGGCAAGCTCTTCTTGTGGAGTCATTTGTAATCATCCATTGTTAGAGGCTGTTCACCTCTGGCTTTTCTATTTTCGTTGATCATTTCCAACTCAGCCTCTGTAGGCATATCGCCCTGCGCAGGACCAAACTTAATACCTGCGTTTTGTTCCATCCAACTAACCGCACGATCAAGATTTTCTTGTGGTTTAAGCACAGTCAATTTGTAAATTTCTTTAAGTTTCTTCTTGATTAACTCTGCGTCACCTGATGCAAACGAAATCTCACCGACAAGCTGTTCAACACGCTTACGGTCATTGTCAGAAAGAGTCTTGCCAGATTCTTGTAGAATGTTGGTAGCCTCTCGAACGGCAATTTCTTTCAACATTGTACGCGCTTTTGTAATGTCAGTCGGTTGGTCGCCAACATCAATTCCCAAGTTACGCATCGCAGTGAATACTGTGCTAACCATTTGTTCAGGTATGCTAACACCGCTATCAATTGCAGAAATCAATTCTTCAAATTTTGCAGCACCTGAGTTAATGCTTTGCTGTAACTCTCCAAAGCGACGAACAACCGTTTCAGGTTTTTCTGCAATTTTAAACGCAGTCGGTGTCAAACCTTTATAGTTTGGATCAGCAGATGCAGCTAAAACTTGCAACTCAGGCGGAACATCATCAGCCTTACCGCCGATCAAAGATACACGCTCATATCCTGACCACATATCGCCAAGATCAACACCCTCTGCACGTTTTTCCAAGATAGACATACGGTCGGATGCGTCAATAAACTCATATTGACCCGCAAAGTCTTTGTTCTCAATCAGCTTATTAAGCTCGAATGGGTTTAGATCGACAAACTCGCCATCATCAAAGTTCGCAAACTCTGTTCCTTTGCCGCCCTTTTTGTAAACCCAATACTTGCCACGCTTTTTGCCTGCCAAGTCTGCAGCTTCATCCTTCGCGCGATCTGAAGAACGAGATTCTAGCGCATATTTACCTGCAGCAAGCACCGCAGTTTGCGCTTTCTCTTTTGCTTTCTCCAATGCAGGCAATGCAGCAGAACCAGCTTTACCAACTGCGCTCAACATACGACCCACATTAAAGCCTGATCCGGCGCGGTTTTGCATCAGTGCTAGTCCCAGCGCCATCAAAGCCGAACTTTTGTCCACCTTACCGCTGATATCTACTCCGGTAGCTTCTGCAAACTCTTTTTTATATTCATCAAGAGTGCGTTCTTTTTTGTCAGGTCCAGCACCGCGAACAGAGTTGATGAAGTCAT